TAGCGGAAACGGTTGCAGTAATCGCTGCTGCTACAGAATTGTCAGATGACATCAATAATGCATCTACTGCTGTGATGTTAACATTGTACCTATCATCAGTTCCTAATGCAGGGTTGGTGTCATCTTCATAGAAGAATGATTCTGCATCATCAACAAATATTCCACCACTAGCACCTGTACCAGAAGAAGTAGATACATCTCCAATAACCTTTGCTGTTGGATATATTTGTGGTTCAATAATTTCTCTTGCTTTAGAAATTAATTCACCCTTAATAATCTTATCTTCTTTCTGTTTTGTCCAGTCAACAGGTTTAAATGTTGTTTCATTAATACCTTTTCCTCGGTATAATGTTGTCTCAACAAGATCAGAACCTAGAATATCTTTGATAATTCTATCATTTTCTTGATCTATAGTATCTGTAAATGCTGGATTTCTGGTAATACGAATATCATCACCAATTTTGATAGTTTCATTGATATTAACTATCTCAACATCAATACCATCTTGACCCTTATAGAAGAATACATCAACTTTATCTTCTACTGATGGTGCTTCTGTAAATGTAAACGTAGTTCCACCCTCAAACTGATATGCAACATTAGGAGTCTGCATAACACCATTTACAAATATTACTAGAACTGCATTTAAATCAATTTGCTCTCCTAGTAAAGATTCTTCATCAATTTCAAAACTTAATAATTGTCCATTACGGAATAGTGGGAATCTCTTTCTGGTTCCAGTTTGCATAGGTGAAATATCATCTATGAAATCTAATTCACCAAACTGCCAAGCAGAGAAGAAATCGTTAAATGTTTGAACAACTTCAAGTTGGAATTCTTGTATTGGTTTTTGTAATCTCTTATCAGTTACTAGTCCAATTGGTTTGAACTTATCACCAACAGCAAATGAATATCCAGATCTGGCAACATTAAATTCAGAAATCTCAAACATACTTCTAGCAACTCCAACGTTAGTTGTTGCTGCACCTACATTAAGATTTAATAGTAAATTTCTACCAGTATCTTCTGTCTTACCAACACCTAATCTAGAAACACCAACAATAGGCATATTTTCGTAAACTGGTTCTGGTGTTGAAACTTCAGGATTAACGTATCTTGCACCTTGATTAGTGATAGTAAATTCTAAAGAACCACCAGTACCAGCAGGAGATTTGCCTACTTGTAATCTCATACTGTTTATTGTTACTCTACCAACTGGTAAATCTGTATTATATGCTGGATCAGTTACTCTAGGATATGGATGAACTGTTTGATAGACATCCTGAGCACATTTGAATACTAAAGATCCTGTTGTAATTCCAACATTAGCATTTGATTTCTGGATACAGTTAGTTACAGTTTTTCCAGGTACAAATGTATGTGTAAATTGAGATAATGATGGACTTGGATTTACATTAACTTTGAATGTGTTAGTTGTTACTGCGTAAATTGAAATCCATTTTCCACTTGCATAATCAGTTGGTCTTGGATATCTGTGTTCTGTTTGATTATTATCCTTTGTACAAGTGAATGTTAAACCATAATCTTCAATTAAGATTTTATCTCCTACAGAATATCCGTGTCCTGCTTTGGTTAGAGTTAGATTTCCAGTGTTCTTAACATAAGAAGCGTTTGTTGGTGTTATGAGAGATGCACCAGCAATACCATGATTATTACTAATAACAATCAACTCTCCAGTTGAAGGATCGTAAGTTGCGTTGCTTGCAGTTGTAGTTCCGTATGAAACAGTAACACCTTCTTGTTGATGTGGAGCACCAACATTAACAGTTACAGTAGTTCCAGTTACAGCAGTAATTGCTAATGCTGTATTGTATGCTGGATCAGAAGTTCTTGGATAAGCGTGTATAGTTGCGTGATTATCAGCATCACAAGTAAAGTTGAGTGCTTTCTTTGCAATAGTTAAAGTATCACTTGTAGTATAACTATGTGATCCTATTGTTAATTCTAGTACTCCAGTAGTTGGGATATATGTGGCAGCAGAAACAGATCTCTTTGTAGTACCAACAGTAACAGCATCCCACTTATTAGTTCCTACAAATATATGAGTACCAATAGAGTTTACAAACTTATGCTTATTTGTTGCAACCTTAGCAGAGAATAACGCACCAGTTCCTCCTCCACCACCAGATCCAACATTAACAGTAATAGTATTATTTGTAACTCCATCCAATCCTAATGTTTGACCTGCAGCAGGATCAGTAGAACGTGGATATGGATGAATACTATTGTGCTTATCTCTAGAACAAGTAAAGTTTAGAGATTCTGTTCCTATAGTAACCGTATTCGTTGATCTCTTAATTGCATCCTTCGCTGCATCTAGTCCAGGAACAAATGAATGTGTGTAATTACCACCAGTTCTTACTGCATTAGGATTTGCACTACTAAAGGTGTGTCTAGAAATGTTTGTTGATGGTATTGTGGTTAGAGTTTGAATTACGATAGTTGTATCAGTAACAGACTCAATCTTAATTGCTGTATCAAAGAAAGGATCAGTTGTTCTAGGATATGCCTTCTCAGCATTATTATCATCAAGATCACAAGTGAATTTAATTGATTCTTGATCGAGTTTGATGCTAGTTCCTGGTCTTAATGTATGAGCACCAATCGTTATTTCCATCAATCCTGTTGTAGGATCATACTCAGCGAAAGTTGGTGTAAATGTTACTTCTGGTGATGCACCAACATTAATATCGAAGGCAAATTGACTTGTATTTGTAATTTGTACCCATTTACCGCTTATTGGATCAGAAGATCTAGGATAAGTATGGTTACTACCATTATTATCCATTGTACACGTAAGTGTAATTGAATGGTCCTTAATCTTAATCCAATCATTATTTGAGAATCCATGACCATTAGTCAATACACCTGCGGTAATTGTCATTACTCCAGATGTTGGATTATAAGATACATTATTAATATCGTGTGTAGATGGAGAAGTTAATCCATGATTATCTCCAAGAGTTAATATTAATTCTCCTGTAGAAGAAATATAATCCACAACAGAAGGTGTATATTGGGTTCCTGTATTATCTGTTATTGCATTTGTATTTGAAGAAACGAATCTATGTATAAATGATATATCAGTTGCTCCAATAGAAACTGGATCACGATAACCAGATCCGAAAGTTAAATCATTATAATACTCATATACACTTCCACCACCTTGATAACTATGTCTAATTGTGGTTAAACCAGCTTGAACTTCAAATGTTCTCTCAGATATAATACCAACTATAGGTAAACCTCTTTCATGATCTTGGAAGAATGAAGTTGTAACACCAACATATCCACCATCACCAATAGTTTTTACTCCATTAGGCGTTGCTGAAACAAACGTATGTGCATCTGTATTAGTTGGAGTTGTTCCTAATAGTACATTTACCTTAAATGTATTTGTCGTTACGTCAGAGATGTATAGGTACTTGTCATAGGCAGGATCAGTTTCTCTAGGATATGCTTTCTCTGCAGCAGCACCAGTAGCACCGTTATAGTTGCAACTAAAGGTTATTGATTCCTTATCAAATTTAATTGCATCACCATCATAAAGACCATGATCTGGAATTGTTACTACCATATCACCTGTTGCTGGATCATATGTTGTAAGATTAGTAGGAGTTCCAACAACTCCAGTTGGGCATCTAAACTCTAAATTCTTAAGATGAACTGAAACTGGATATTGTAAAGCATATCCATGAACAGAACTGGTTGTAACTGTTATTATTCCAGTAGTATTATCATAAGCAGCAGTTTGAATACCAAGTTGATACTTAGATGATACACCAATTCCAGTAATTTGATTGATAGATCCAGCAGCAAATAAGTTAGTATTATCTGTTAAACTTGGTTTAACTTTAGCACCCACAAGTGGAGCATATCCGATACCTGGAGTAGATCCCATTGAAACTATTAGACCTCCTCTTGGCAATTGGTTTTGATTAATATCAAAGTCGGATTGCATTGGAGTACCATTTTCCGAAGATATACCAGTGAATATAACACTAGAAATACCAGCAGTAGTATCTGCCTTCATCTCATAATTATTACCAGCATTATTCAATGTAAGTGGAGTTTGGAACACTCCATTGATGAATAAAATACCATTTCCAACAGCAACGCCAGTTTCAGTATTAGCACCACCAACAGTTAAAGTATAAGTTTTGCCGATTCCTGTGAATGAATCTGAAACATCATCAAACACCATATTAGTGTCGTAATTGCTTCTTAGGAAGGTTCTACCACTAAATTCTGCTCTTACATATGGTAAGTTTGTATCATTTCTTCTTGCTCTAGTATTTCCTTTTGGTGGATCTAAGAACCATACAGTACTATCAACTATATTAAAGGATCCTCTATGAACCCTCGTAGCGGTTGTGTCAGCGTGAGAAGTTGCTGCTATACCCAAAGATCCTCTATTAACTCTAACCACTGGTAGAGTACAAATACCGAGAGCAACATCGGTAGAATCATTGATAGTTCCATCAAAAACACTTGCAAATCCTACTTGCTCAACCTTCATATATTCAGATTCAATCTTCAATACGTCTCTTGGTTGAACTGAACTAATACCACTTAGAACGAATTGAGATGTTCCAGCACCAATAGCACCATCAAGTGTATGTTCAATTGAAGTAAATGTAATTGGTTGCTGAACAATACCATCTAAACCAATAACAGTCTTAGATAGTTTCTTAGTCATATCAAGTTTGTGTGCATTACCTTCACCAATTCCAGTGAATGTTATTGCAATACCAGATGAAACATAGTCTTCTCTACTGAATAGTTTGAATTTATTTTCATTAACAACTTTAACGAATACTGTATCTGGTAGTATATCTGTTGTAATACCAGCACTATTAGTTGTAGACCCTATCGATACTGCAGTTGATCCAACTCCAACAAAAGTAGATCCAGGAGTATATGTTAACTGTTCATTATCATTAAAGAAATGATTTGGAATAGTAAATTCACCAGTTACTTTATCTAATTGAGTTGTATCTGCAGGATTGAATACTTTAGAGTAGATTGGAATATCATTATGCTCTAATTCAAAATTAACTTTATTTGCTCTACTTCCATTTACTCCATCGTAAGAAGATAATAATATACTCTTCTCTGTAGGACCAACAACCAAAGAATCTGGAGTATTGGAGAAATCGTTTATTGTATTGAAAACTTCATTATATGCCTGAACTTCAATTAGAGATGTTTGTGATGCATCTGGATAGAAATTAATATTAATATTATTTCCTGATGTAACTGCTCCAATTGTACCTAATCCAGAATTAGATTGTCCTGTGAATGGGTACTGTATAGTAGTTGCAACACCATCATCTTGTAAAGTAACTGCTTGATGTATAGCAGATTCAGTAGAACTAGAAACTCTTACTAGAGTCTTAATTGAACTATCAATTCTCTTATCGATTGTAGAGATTAATATTGGTGTTGAAGTACCTGTATGATAGGTCGATTCTAATCTAGCACTTCTCTCAGCACCAATAGGTTGACCAGGAACAGCATATCTGTATGTTCCCACTCCAACTGATAGTGTTGCACCTAAACCAACAACATTTGCACTTGCATTAATTACTCTCTTCGTATCATTTTCACATTCAAAGTAGATTGTACCAGAGTCATATCTTGCAGTAAGAACTCCAACTCTAGATGCACTATAAGAAACATTTAATGCATCAACATAAGTCTCTGCATAAAAGATATTGGTTCCATCAAAGTCTACTATAACTTCACCATAGTTAAGTTCTTTAGTGATATCATCCTGAACTAGAACATCAGCAAAGAATCCATTGAAATCTGTATCGGAGAATTGTGCTATAGTTGTTGTAGTAACTCCAATAATATTATCACTAGCATCTGTTTGTGCAATAGCAACTTTTACATTAACACCAGTTAAATCAATTTGTCCTATTGAAGTTGACTCATTTTTAATTGCATTAGTAACAAATTCAGTTTTTAAGATTTTGATATCATGATCTCTGTCATACTTGTCAGTCGGTAAGAAGTTTAATGCCTTTCTTTGGAATGCATCTGCAGTTGCTTCAAAATCACCCAACTTCATATTTGTATAGTCTGATGATTTTTCAACTAAAAATGCGTTATTTGTAGTTGTTAGTACTGCTATCTCTGATAATTGAACATCAAGAGTATCTGCATTAACAATTTGCACCACATATTTTGTAAAGTTACCATCAATTTCTTCAATTTCAGCAAATATATCTTGGAAACCTTTACTTGAGAATCTTCCACTAATATCGTCATGAATTAGAACTCTATTTGACTTACATTTTGTATAATCTGTTAATTTAGTATTCTGGAATGTTGCAAATTTTGATTTTGTTGGATTTACTTCAGGTCTAGCATCATAATCTCTTCCAAAGTCAAAGTTATTAATTGTATCAACTCTCTTATCATTCATAAGATCGACAACTATAACTGGAGTTGCCTGAATTGTTGTTCCAATACCAACAGTAACTGCAGATGTTATACCAACATCAGAGAAGTTTTTAAGACCTGATGGGTGAACTAATCTATTAACAGGATTAACTAGATCGTCCCAAGGAACTGGACTCTTAATAGAGTATGATAAATTTTGGTAATAATCGTTATCTGGAATAACTTGGAAATCTTCATTTAATTTTCCAGTATTGTCTAACCATCCATAATCTTTTCTACTAGCATAATCAACTTTAAATTTAGCTCTATTTCCAACAATACCAGTTATTGTTGCACTAACATTACTATTAGCACCCTGTATCCTATCATCTACCTGTAATTGATAATCACCATCAATTTTAATGAAATCTTCTCTAGATTCTACTACAGTAAGTCCTCTTTCAATAAAGCTAGTTCCCGATTGAACAAGAATACTTTCATTGAGTAATAATAATCCTCTTTCCTGAACTACATCAAATACAGGATAATTCTTCCTATTAATAATATTTGCATAACCTGATTGATAGGTTTTAGCAATACCAGGATTAGTTGTTAGTCCAGCTATACTATATTTCAAAACTGCTGGATTTGAGTTAACATAATCATCAACTTTAAAGAATCTATATTGATAATTTGAAGAATTATAACCATCTCCACCAGTAGCGATACCAGAAGAGTTGGTATTGGTTTGAGTTCCTATACCAGCTTCACCAAATAACTCAACACCTTCTACAAAAATCTCATCTCCAGTTTCAAATGGAGGATTTACAAATCCGTTTATTGGAGTCTCTAGAATACAAGTAACTATTCCACTTCCACCACCAGTCATAGAAGAAATTCCTACACCATTCGAGTTATTAACCGTAACAATTCTATGAGTTACTGATTGTAATCCTTGAATAGGTGCAATGATATCAATTTCGGATATTGATTGATGTGGAGTTTTAGCAATTAAAGAAGTTTCATCTACAACTTTATCATCTTCAGGGTCATAAACAATAACATCTGGAGCAGATAAGTATTGATTACCACCATCAACAACATTAATACCCTTAATACTATCTACATTATCAATCCTAATTACTGGAGAAACAAATGCTTCTGGACTTAGAGTTTTATCTGATGGATACTCATAACCAATATCAAGAATTCTTACATCATTAATCCTTGCAATTGAAGTAGAAAGTGCCACTACATTCGCATTTTTACCACTAGTAGTAACTCTCTCCCAGTTTTCTGGTGTTGTTGGAACAACATTGGTGCTAGTTGTAATTGCGACATAAGTTAATCCACCAAATTCAACTACAGTACCACTCTTATAATCAATTATATTACTCCAATTTGAACCCCTTGCACTAAGAATTTGTTCAAATTTAGGAATTTTTTTATAATCAACACCTTTAGAGATTACCTTTATATCTTTTATTGATCCAGTTACAGTCTTAGATTCTGTTGAATATTCTAATATTTCACACTGATCTGCTTGATAAGAGAGAAGTTCGGGTATTTTTGTAGGAGAAACCTTAAAAGTATCTGATGTTATTCCAAATACTTTATACTCACCACTATAAACACTATCTACAAACTTAATTTCAGAATAATTTGGAACTAATGGATCAGCAGTACTAATATACCCACCCTTTTCTATTCCATAATATAACTGGGTTGGGGTTGTCTTAGAGAATGCAAGTGATATAGCTGAAGTTGATCCAATACCAACCGTACCTACACCAGATCTATTAAATCTATCACTATCTTGAGAACTGACAAATTCATTTTTAAATTCTTTATCATAGAAGAATTTAAGATCATATCCAGTTAAAGAAGGATCAGAAATATTAAAAGATAATTTAGAATTCTTAGTTACTCTTAATTGAGGATTAACTAAACCAACAGTATGAATT